CCTGACCATGCGTGACACTACGCGTATCGAGCAGGTCCGCACTCGTAGTCCCCGCTTTCGTGCATTCGAGGAAGCGCTCGTACTGGAAGGCACAGTCCACCTTATCGCCGACGTTGTAGGCCGTAGACTTACGTCGGAACTCGTTGATTTCGTAGATCAGCTGAGTGCAGACCACTGTCTGGGGAGCTTCGTTCAAAACGTCCTCTTCGGCAGCAAGGCGCACAAGACCAAATTTACTCGCATATACATAAG